AGGCGCTTGAGACGTTCAAGAAGAGCGAGCGTAAATGCAAGCTCGTCAACAAACGTTTCAGGTTGTTCCTCAGTATGAGGAGTCCCCATGAGAGTGCCCTTAATATGGCACGACAATGGATCTCGTATGTTTTGGGAGAGTTAAACCTTTCAGAAGTATGGGAAAACTGCGGCTTTGGGCCTGGCGCTTCGATCGGAGTGCACGGGAATGCTACTAATGATGCTAGGAAGTTGCTAGCCTCTCGTTGGTCCGTGTCGCCGAGCGCATACCACTACGGCTTGGCAGCTCTTAGTACTGACATGCATATCTGGGAGCTCCTTACGGGGCGACCAGAGAGTCAGTACTATCCTGTGTGTCCGGCGGCCTTTCATACGGCCTACGGAAACAAGGTTGAGCTGGTGGACTACAACAAGATAACATTTGTGCCCAAGACTGCGAAGACCGAAAGGACTATCGCAGTAGAACCGTTGATAAACGGCTATCTCCAGAAAGGTCTTGACGCGGTTATGCGGAAACGCTTACGCCGTGTCGGAATCGATCTGGAGGATCAGACTTTGAACCAAGGGCTCGCGCAATTTGGCAGTCTGAGGACGGAGGATGATCCATACGCAACGATAGACCTATCTAGTGCTAGTGATAGCATCTCGATAGGACTCTGTCGGTACTTGCTGCCTCCTGAGTGGTTCGATTTCATGAACTCACTTAGGTCCAAGTCTTTCTTGATTGAGGGGGTTATTACTCCTTATGAAAAGTTTACGACTATGGGGAACGGTTTTTGCTTTCCACTTGAGACGTTAATTTTCGCGTCCCTAGCGGTGGTCGCGTACAAAGAAGTCGGCCGGAAACCTGATTTTATGGTCTACGGTGACGACATCATAGTACGGCGTTCCGTTGCTCCCCGCGTACTCGATTTGTTGAGTATATGCGGGTTTAAGGAAAACCCGGAAAAGACTTTTATTTCAGGTCCTTTCCGGGAGTCCTGTGGAGCAGATTGGTATGAAGGTGAAGACGTACGTCCTGTCACGCTTAAGTTTGCTTTCGATTCACTTGAGAGAATATTTAAGTTCTGCAACATCGTCCGGTCTAAGGATCATCTTTCTGTGATCTTTCACGAAGCTCTCGAGTTCCTTGAGAGCCTAGTACCTCCCGACCTGCTCTTCGTTCGCCCTTATAAAGGCAACGTCGATACAGCTTTGGAGGTGCCGTTTGATGCGTTCATGACATCCCCCTTCTCCCGCTACAACAAGAATCTTTGTTGCTGGAGTTGGAAGGAGTTAGTTGTGACCCCCTGTTCCGATGAAAAGGTGCAGGGTATTGCAGGCTACAACGTAGTTGTGACAAGGGGAGCTTTACGAGGATCTAAATCAGATTCCCCGTTCACCGAGCGCCGCAAGGTGCGCACAAAGGTACGCCGCGTTAGTTATGACGGCGGTTGGAGCCTCTTCCTGCCGGGTGATGAATTTCACCCAGCTTGGGTCGTGGCCTAGCCGTCAGGCGTACTCCGGTTCCTCGAAAGCTGAGCCGGTTTGCGACATGTTTTGATTCGTGTCGCATTTGATCTGAG